GCAAATTTGTATTGGCTCATTTCTGAGAGAATTTAGAGTGGAGGGCGGCAACGCGCTCCGTGAGTGAAAGTTTAGACAAATCAATGTGCTCTGCTTGCGCCGTTGGGGTGGCGTGCTTGAGCATAGGAACGGCTTCTTCTTTCATGTCTGAAAGCTCGGCCTTGACGGCGGCCAGTTCCTCGGCTACGGGGTCGGCCTCTGGGGCTTCTTCCGCTTTCGGTTCTTCTTTGGGTGCCTCAGGGTTGACATCGGACATATCTTCCTTGTCTTCCTCTTTGAGGGCTTCAAACGCGGCCTTAATCATCTCCTCGACCTCGGCGCGGGTGACGTATGAGGGCTTGTCCTCGTCCTCGTCTTCCATTTCGACCTCGACCTCGACTTCAACCTCAGCTTCCTCCTCGGTAGCTTCCTCGGTTGCTTCAGGCTCGTCGGCGCTTTGTTCGACGCGATCTTCGTTGGCCTCCTCAGCTTCGGGCTCCTCAGCGGCCTTGATTTCTTCGATGGCGCCGCCCTCAGCAACCACCATCAAACGGCCATCGGCCAATTCGTAGTCGCCAGCGGGGACGGAGATGCGTTCGCCCTCGTCGTTAATGATGTAAGCCTCAGCGCCAACGGCAAACTCGTCGTCGGTGTAAACTACGGTGCCGTTTTCAAGGGTCACCTCAGCCAGTTCCGTGCCTTTCTCCTCTGTGACGGTCAGGTTGACGTCGAAACGATTGAGGATGTCTTGCACGCGTTGTTGGATGTTCATGGGTGTGCGTTTTGTATTAGACGATTTGAGGGGGGCAATGCTTACGCCTCCCTTGATTTTTTTTCGTTTTCGGCCATAATTTGTACGGCAACCTTCTCTAACTCCGACAAGTTTTCAAACTCCCTCACCTTTGAATCGGCCCACCGCTTGCCGGCTTTGCCGCCCCACAAGAGGTATGAGATGTAGCCGCAGTCGCTCGGGTCGCCGTTGTCATAGTAGACCTCCGCACGAGCCAAGTACGAGGCCATGCGTCGAATAGTCTCCCGGCTGAGTGGTTTGCGTTGCGCGAGCTGTTGAGCGCGCACCTTACCTGTTTGCGTGGCGCATTTGTTGCCTTCTCGCTCGTTAAGTTCGATGCCCCGCTTGGCATTATTAACCACGGCGTCCGGGTAGTCCGAAAACGTCTCAAGCTCTAAGGCGTTCAACACCGCATCGACCACGTCGTAGCCCATCTCAGTTTCTTTCTCGTCCTTTTGCATCTTGTCGGCGAAGTAGCCCTCGATTGAGAAACCCTTGACCTTGCCCTCTTTGACCCATTCTTGCCAAATGGCTTCGTTGTCGACTTTGACGGCCACCATCCACGTCCCGACCGGCACGTCGAGGTCGTACAAAGCCGACTTGTCCTTGTCCTTGTCCTCTACCAACCACGACTCAACAACCGTCAGGCCGTTGATGGCGTGTTCGTGTTCCAAGGTGTGGGCCGTTTGACGTCCTTGTTGGAGGTAAAGTTCGGCCGCACGACGGACGGTCGACTTAGAGAAGTAGACGTAGAACTCACCTTCGGCGTTCTGACGGTAAATAGGTTTGTCCGGGACGAGGGCCGGCCCCATGAGGATGCGTTTGTCGTTGTCGACCTCGGCAAATTGCACTTTTTGGTCTTTCAATGCCACAAAGTCCAGCTCGATGGCTGGTCGATCCACGAGTGAGATGGCCTCAATGCCGAAGACCTCGGCCTCCTCGTCAATAATTAGTTCCACAATTTTCATCCTCCGAGTGTTGCTTGGTCTTGGACCTGTTGGTTTGCTTGTTGTGCGTTGCTTACGTTTTGCGCGATGACATACGCCTGAATTGGCCCACCTTGGGCACCCTCACCCAAGAACCCGAGGTCAAGGGTAGGCGCTCCGGGTGCGTTGACGGCTCCGGTCGCAAAACCTCCCGCCGGCCCCCTGTCTTCGGTCGCCGGTGGTGGTGGGTTGCTTCCTTGGAATTGCGTCTTTCGGATGTTTTGGATTTGAGCAAGGCCGGCCGCGCCTGTGATTGCCGCTTCGATGAAACGACCACCCGGGAAAAGCTCCGGGCCCTTGAGTGCGTCGGTAATGGCTTGGCCTGTGTTAAGGACAGCCGACGCAAGGGAAAGGGCTTTGTTGCGCTTGAACGCCCGTCGGGCACCTTCCTCGTCAGTTTTAGCGAAGGCGTCGCTCAAGTTTGCCAACGCCGACAGCGCGGCGAAGGTGAGGGCGCGTTTTTGGTCTTGCAATGCCTTCTCGTCTGCCAAATCTTTGTCGCGTCGTGCTTTGTCCTTGGCCGCCGCTTCGTCCTTGAGCCTTTGTTCCTCGGCCAGACGCTCCTCCTCGGCCTTCAAAGCGTCGTCGGCGGCTTGTTGTGCCTCCTCCTCTTGTGCCTTGATTTCCTCGTTAAGGGCGAAGATGCTGTTTTGGAGTTCCGTTTGTACGGTCGCGCTTTGTTGGCGTGCATCGGCCGCCGCGATTTCGGCCTCTGCCAAGGCGTTGAGGCGCTCCTCGGTTTCGCCTTGCAACTCAATCTCCTGTCGAAGTAGGGCCGCCTTTTGTTCTTGGATGCGGACGTTCTCGTCGGCGATGGCCTTGTCGATGGCCGCCGCTTTTTGCGACGCTTCTAAGCGCTCCTCAATGCTCAACGTCTGGTCGTCGCGTTGTCGCTTGAGTTCTTCCACCTCAGCACGGCTACGGGCCGTCTCAACGGCCAGGTCGCGCTCTGCGTCGCGTAGCTTTTGTAGCTGTCGTTCGAGTTGCGTGCTTTCCTCGACACTTGCCCCCACGGCGCTGGCGTAGTCACTGACGGCGTCCGCCGCTTCGCTGACCTTATCGGTGAAGTCGGTCACGCCAAGAACGACCTGTGCCGTAGCATCTGCGGCAACCTTGCCCGCTTCCTTGAATTTGCCCTTGAACACGAGGTTGATGGCCTCGGCTAACGACGGCAAAAGGTTCAAGAGCCCCGTGATGCGGTTGGTGATGTTCTCAACAATGGCGTCCTTGAGGTCAATGACGGCCTGTTTGGGATTAGTGAACGCGCTCGCCACCGTTTCGCCCAGCCTGATGCCGAGGTCCACAATGTCGTTGAACACCGTGCCCAAGGCCGCGCTCGCTACGGCCAAGGTGTCGGCGACCTTTTTGTTCTCGGCAAATTTCATTGCCAGTTTCGCCAACAAACCGACGAGCAAGCCGATGCCCGTAGCCTTGAGGGCCGTGCCGATGCCCTTAAACGCGCTCGACCCGGTCTTGCCCATGTCGGACAAGTCGTCGCCGCTTTTTTTTGCCGCTTTACCTACGTCCTCGACGCTATCCTCGACGGCCTTGGTTGCTTTGAGCAATTCGCCCGTGTCGGCGTCGAATTCGAGGATTACTTGTTGCTTGGTCACAGCCATTTGACGACGTTATAAATGCCCCAACCAAAGGCCCCGAGATAAGCAACGGTCAACACGATGTCCAAAGGCTGGATCCACCAAAGTGATGGCTTGCGTGTCTTGGTTGCCACGAGCAGGTCGATGGCTTCAATGATATGACGCGGGTTTTGCATTTGCTTACGTTGGTTGGGTTGTTTGTGGGCGAGGTTTGCAACGCTGATATCCGACGCCACCTTCGACAAATTGGACCCATTGATAGCCGTATAGTTCACAACACGTTTGGGAGCCGTAGTCGGTGGCGCTGTTGTTGAATGTGATGACGTTGTCTTTGACCACAAGTCCGGTAGGCGTGTCTTCACAAATGGCCACGTCGGACAAAACCTTGAGGCACTCGACCTTGACCAACCCTTCCACGTTTGCGTCGTATGTCATGCGAAGGACGCGCCACCGTGCGCCCCTCATCCAAATCTTGTCGGAGAACTCAAAGTCGGCCAACTCCACGCGGTCGAGCTTGAGATGTAGCGTCATGATGCGGGCGTCCTCGCTGTACAACTCGGCCACATATTGGGCCCAGTATTCGAAGTACAACGTGTTGGCAGGGTTGACTTTAACGGGAAAGAACGGCGACTCCATGCCGTAGTTGAGGTCTTTGTCCGTAACTGTTGCAAAGTCGGTTGAGTAGTTCGAGAACGACGGGAACAAAGAGGACGGCCCCGTGGTCGCGTGGCTGTCGTTCCTGAGATACCACTGCCCGTAATTGGTCGAGGTGCCATGCCAGTACGCCAACATGGGCAACGGGTTTTCGATGATACTTCCGTCCGACTTGATGCTCCGATGAATCGGAAACGAAGACCCCGGGATGAGGGACGTCATGTATTGCCCGAACTGCGTCTGCACGCTCTTTTGTCCGGTGGCGAAGTCGTTGTCCGCATCGAGGACGCGATACGCGCCATACGTGCGGTCCAGCGCCTTTTGGATGTTGTCGCTCACGAAGTCCAAGCCCGGGGAGTACGTCCACGAATACCTCTCTTTTTGTAGGTCGGTGGTGGGCTTGATGCTGATGTCGTGGTCGTAGTCGATGAGGTCGTTCCACGCCTTCTCCGTGCCTGCCGCGATGTAATCCACATACGGCTCAACGAGCAAGTGGTTCTCTCGGTTCTTGTCCGGCACCAACACAAGGTTGAACATACGCTGAAGGCCGACCACAAAGTCGATTTGCGACATTTCCGGCATATTCCGAGCCATGCGAACGGTCTGCCCTGACATGGGCGGTGAAGGTGTTACCGTGATGTCGGTGCGGATGCCAGTGCCGACCACGTCGTTGCCGTAGATGACAGCCGTGGCTCCGCTGGCCTCGCCGCGAAGGTCGATGTAGTCGCCGGACACGAGCAACATGACGAGCGTTTGGGTGCGGTTATACCCAATGGTTTCGGTGGTGTCGAGCTGGAACTCCTCGCTTGCGTTTCGGTAGACGTAGATATTCGTCGGTCCACTGCTGTGCCTTTTGTAGCTGTACGTAATTTCAACCGTAAAGAGGCCAGTGTAGGGCGCGGTGTAACGGTTTGAAGTGTTGTTAAAGTTGTCGCCGTCGTCCACACCGTTGGTTGCGTCGTCCGTCAACCCCAAAACGTTCAAAGAGCTTGTCGTGTAGTCCGTTTCCAAAGCCGCACGCGCTTGCCCAAGCTCCGCGTCGTTGGTGAGTGGGGATTGTGCGCCGTTGTAAGCCGGGAGGTAGATGCGGTCGAAGTTGCCCGCGCCGGTTGTGTCAAAAAAGTCGGAGTCGTAGGTATAGCCCGCCCCGTCCATGATGGCGTCGAAGATGGCCTTGGCGCGGATGAAGGGCGTGAGCTCGCCTTGTTCAAGTCCGTCGGTCGATGACCACGGCGGGTCGTCCGGGAACGACCAGTTGAACCCCTTGTCGATGAGTCCGTAGCGCACGTCACCCGAGAGCAAGTTGCCCAACCACGAGTCTTGTACGTTGGTGATGTTGAGCGTGTGGTTGTAGCTCGTGAGGTTCAGGTCGGTGAGCATTTTGCCCGCCAACTCTGCACGCAGGTCCACCGCACCCGCAAAGAACACGAGCTCGATGTCGGCGTAGTGTTGCTTTTGAAGGTACACGGCCTTCACTTGCACGAACCCACGAAGGATGGACACCGAACCCGAAAACAGCTCGGCCGCTTTCTTGGTCTTGAGGTTGACGCTTCCCGGGTCGCTCGTGTTGATTGGGCCAAACACGTCCATGTTCTTGGCCGTACCCGGCACGCGAAACGTCTGCGAAAACGAACCGACGGGGCTGTTGATGCCCTCAAGGTCTGAGAACTGGATGGTAAGGTTGACCGCCTCGTCTTGGTAGAGATCAAGGTCAACGTCGGAAACGTTGAGCCTCAACATCGGACCGGGTTTGCGTCTTCAATCGCAAGAGACACCCGGTACATTTTAGACCCCGCTGGTTCGATGACGAGGGAGTTGGTGTCAACCACGCACGGCGCCCAATCTTCGGTGCCGTAGCGGTAGTACACACGGCGCGACCTCATGCAGTATTCGAGAAGCGCACGCTCGTCGGCGGTGAATTGGTCGTGGGTCAAGGTGAACCTAATCTTCCCTTCGTTGTGGAAGGTCGTGTTTTGACGGTCCCACGTGTTCCAAGTTGGGGCGTCAGATTGCCAAGAGATGGGATCCTTGCGGAAACGCTTCTCGTTCTTTTGGATGGTCTTGGGGGCACGTCCATCAAAGCGCAAACCATCCCACCCTCCGACCGTGTTGGTCCATGCCAACTGCACCGGCTCGTGCTTGATGGGTCGACAGTCCTTGCGGACGACGTACTTGGCTCCAACCTGTGCGTTGTTGTACGCTCTCGGGGTCAATTCGATGTAATCCCAGTCGTCCGACCAATCCGCGCCAAAAAGTTCTTTCACGTTGACAGGCCCGCACGGTATCCAGTAGTAGTTCAACCGGTAGGTGGTCATATTTGAGAGGGTGAGGGTTTCGGTGTGGATGCTTGTGCCGTCGGCTTCAAACGCCTCCACGGTCACCCGTAGGAGGTAGCTCAAATACCCCAAGTAATAACCCATGACAATGCCCACGCGCGCCTCGTCTTCGTCGGCCATGTGTCGCTCGATGACCTGCGAGTTGTTTGGCAGGTCGGTATACCACAATTTGGCGGTATTCGATAAAGAGTCGGCGTAGTAGTCGGCAAAACTCGGGTGCTTGCCGTCCTTGAATTGCCAAGAGCCGCCGATGAGAAACTTGACGGCGGAGTCGTCGTTCAGGTCTTCGTCGCCGTCGTAAATTCCACCGACGCGAATGGTGTACTTTGCCACGGTTTTGTCTGTTGACTCTGCCCGCTCCACCGTGTTCTTGCCGGTCATGACAAACCGCTTGTTTCCTTGGTATTCGATTGTAGCAGGAGGCAAGAGGCGGTTGCTTACCAAGTCGCCCAAGTCGAACACGCCCTTGTCGTTCTCGTTGGGGGTGATGTAGAGCTTGGCAATTTCGGGCCCCTGGCTTGAGGTTGTGCTGGCCTCATATACTTGCACAATGAAGCGGTCCGGCGTCTCCACCGTGTCTTCCATGACGTAGATGAGGTGCTGATTGCAGAGGTTGAGGTCGTCAACCGGCTCCGATGTAAGGGACACGGCCATTGGTTACTTCGCTTTGATGGTTATACCGCCAACGATCGCCTCCAATTGAAGGGCTACGTCTTCGGCTTTTGCTTCCGCTATCTTTTGGGCGTAGCGCGGCCACATAGTGTCGTAGGCTTCCGTCCAGTATTTCACCCCCGGTACGCCGTTCCTCTTGATCGCCCGCGCGATGAGATACGCCGCCGATTTGAGAGCCGACGCCGTTTGACGCGCGAAGCCCTTCCCTCCTTTTTTTTGCAGTCGCACGGGCTTATTGCGCATCCACTGCAGGATGACGTCGGTGGGGGGTTGCTTTTTCTTGTACGAATACGGCGAACCGTGCGAACGATTGGTGCCGTTAACGCCCCAATGAACAAAGCCGGCGTAAGGAAGCGGAGAGCCGAACGTAACGCGACTCCCCGTAATAGAAAACGTAAGAGACCTTTGAAGTTTGCGCGTCGCAACACCATACGAGCGATTCCGACCAATGCGTCGCGAACCAAGCGCGCGCTTTGCCGCGAGGGTTGTTTCCCTTGCAAACTCCTCCAAAATGGCCTCATAATTGGTCACGAGTGTTCAAGCAGGACGAAAACGGTGCGGTCGGTATCGCCCAGCACCTTGTATTCCTCAACTTCAAAGGCCAAAGGGTTGGTGCGGTCGTGAATCAAAGTGACGGGCACCTCGGCGCGGTTGCTTCCCTTGACAAGTCGGAACTTGATGGTCTGCGAGCCGTGAGCCGACGTCGTGGTGATGCTCAAGTGGTCGCCCACCAAGTACCCTGTTCCTGCCCCGTCCGCTTTGATGCTGTCGAGGTCGCCGTTGGCGTCGAACACGTAGACGAACGTCGCACCGCTTCCGTTGCCCGAGATAGTCGTGGCAGGGCGTGCCGATGCCGTGGCGTTGGCGTCGCTGGTGAACGTGCCGTTCGTGATGCCGTCCTTTTGGTTGGGCTGTGAGCTTGTCACCAAAGGGGCCGGGTATTGATGGCCGTAGGGCACCACCTCCACATCCACGTCGGTCGTGCTGTTGTGCATGATGTAGCCGTTGGCCGTGATGAATTCATCAGAGGCTTGCGACGCGGTGCTTTTTACGAAGTCGTAGGTCTTCACTTGTCGTCGGCTTTGCGCGAACGGCCCAAGACGATGGCGTTCACAATTCGTTTCAAGACGTCCACCACCTTGTCGTCCTTGGTTGACTCGGTGAGGGCGGTGTAGGTGCCTGCGGCTCCGAGGATGGCGAGGGCCAACTCGGCCCAATGGTTGAGAATAAAGTCCATGTCTGTTGGGTTTAGATTTCGTCAGTGAACCAACCGTTGTCGACCATGTAGTCGTAGTCGCGGACGGTGGCGGTGCTTGGAATGATGTCGGAGAACGTCACCTTGTCGCTCGACTCAATCAAAGAGCGAAGGGTGGCTACCTCGTCGGCAGGCACTTCGGGGAATGCCCCCACGAGGCGGTCGAGATCCACGTCGTCGTGGCAGTAGATGACCCAGTCCTCTTGGATGTGCATGGCCCAGTCGCCCCCATCGGGGTGCTCCACGAGGCCGAACACTGTTCCGTCGGCTTGGTAGTCGTGTTGCATGACTTCAGGGGCCGTGATGTTGTAGAGCTCGCGCGTGATTAGTTCGGCGCGCTCCTGCGACGTGAAGTCGTCGTTGGATTGAATGAGGATATAGCTCATAAGTCGTAGTGGTTTGAGATGTTGCGTTCGATGCCTTCGCGGCGCTCGCTTTGGTCGCTTGAGTACACGACGATTTCCTGGATGAAGCCGTTGTAGGCGTTCGCTCCATTCACGCGCCCGATGCCTTCAGTGAAAGAACCAACTCCAGACGCCAACGCCTTAGTGCCCACGCTTGAGCCATTCAGGAACGCCTCAGCGTCTCCCTGTGTAGCTCCTGCAATCATGGTATGGAGGTTGTTGTTTGTGTTGGCTGTTGAAGTCATGGAGCCCGTGGAGCTGCCGTAGGCGTATGTGAAGTTGTCGTTGGAAATGACGGGTGGGTAGAAACGTGTAGGGTCCCCCGCACTAATTACAAGCGGGAACTGAAGCCCTGTCGTGGTCATTGCCTTCATGACCATGAACGACGAAAGGTTGCCGATGTCGAGGCCCGTTTCATCAAAAAATAAGTTGTCGCCACTGACAAACCGAAGGGCAGGACGCCCCTCAACTTGAAGCAAGCCGGTGTCGTTGTAAAGGAGTGGCTGTAGCGCTCCTGTGGCTCGGGTCGTGTCGGCGCCGTTCCCGCTTTGGTCATACCATGTTTTGACCTGGATGTTCGACCCGTCGTAGAAGGCATCCGTGGCCGCGATGTCCAAGTTGCCGTCAGCGTCGAATCCAATGTCTTGCTCGGTGGCATCCGAGTTTCGCACAACCCGAATGGCCGCCCCTGTGTAGTCGCTGTTCAGCTTGCGGAGGGAGTAGGCCGCATGGGCACCCCCGTAGGCGTCAAGCAACGGCGCGTCCTCCACTTGGTAGGCTCCCGAGTGCAGGGCCATGTCTTTCTCGATGCCCTCGCGGTTGGCGGACTGGTCGGTGTTGTAAAGCACCATCTCGGTCATCTTGCCGTCGAAGCGGAAGCCGCTGTAGGTGCTGATGCTCAAGTCAGTCCAACCCTGCGTGCCAGCGGCCTCGTGAACCATGATGGCCCCGTTGGAGTGTGAAGCCGCGTTGGTGACCATCATTGTGTGCAGGTCGTCGCGGTTTGTGGTGCCATAAACGATGCCCGGCTTGATTCCGTTGACGTAGAGCGTCGGTTGGGTTCCGCTGATGTCGTACTGCGAACTCAAGGATGTCTCTGTGGTCCCTGTGTCTTGCGGGACAAAGCTGTACTTGCCCCCTCCGTCACCCACGAACATGATGTACACGCCGTCCGAGGTTTGGTAGTGCATATATGCGTCGAAGCGGTCTTGGTTCTTGAGGTCAGTGTGGTCAATGCTGAACGAGTCGTCGCTTCCGTCGAAGTCCAGTGCGGGCTTGCCGTTGACCGTGACCAACGCGCCGGCGCTGTAGATGGTCGGTTGAGCCGAGCCTGCCGTTTGGCTTGCGTCGTTTCCGTTGCCTGACTGGTCGTACCACTTGTTGACCTTCAGCGAAAAAGAGCCACCGAAAGCCGTCAACGTAGCCGTGTCGAGGTTGCCCTGTGAGTCCATGTAGATGTCCTTCTCGGCGTTGTCGTTTGTACGACGCACGCGGATGGCAGGGCCGAGGTAGGCCGAACGCAAGAGGCGCAAGCCGTAGGCCGCCGCCGCGTTAGGGAACTTATCGAGGAGCTTGTCCTGTGGCTTTGGGAACACCTGCGAGCTCCGGTAGTCGAGCACCTGAATGGTGTGGTCCGTGGATTCGCGAATGCGCACCCGCTTTACGGCGTAAGGCAATACCCCTTGGTTGTAGATGAGGCGAATGGCTAACTCCCGAGCGTTCGACCCATCGACCAAACGGAACTGAATGACGTGGCCCTCGTTCGTGGTGATTTGGTATTTGTCGCCCACTCGGATGTTTACGTCACCCCCTTGGGCCGCGACAATGGTCGAGAGGGTGCCGTCAGCGAGGAACGTGTAGGTGAAGTTCGGGGTGGAAGTTCCTTGGCCCTCAAGCACCACGCTCGACACGGTAGCCGACGCCGCACCCGTGTGGGTAAAGGTGCCGTTGCAAATCCCGGGGACTTGGTTTGACACGGGGCCGAAGGTTTCGCTTGCGGTGGTGCGCAAGTAGTAGGGGGACACGTCGCCAAACGGCTCGATGTTTACGAGGGTGTCCTCGCCGCTGTCAAGGCTTGCGAGGTGGCCGTTGACTTCCACGAAGTCCATGCCGTCTTTGCCCGTTATGGTCGAGCGGAGTTTCCAGTTGTTCATGTGAGTGGTGAAATGCAAGAGTTGTGTTCGTAACCAACGGTTACGGAAAGGTTCAAGAGGACACCGGACAGCACGTTGCTTCCCTCCTCCTCAAGGGGGACGGTCGAGGCGCTGGCGACGTCAAAGCGATGGGCAAAGGTGAACACCTCCCCACCGCGCTCCATGTCGGCCAAGATGTCCTCGGCAATTTGTTCGGCGTTTGTGATGGCGCCCTTTTGAAAGTCCACCTTGGACTCGTCGTTAGGCGGGTTGTCCAAGATGTACACCTCGAACGAGTAGGTCTTCGAGCTTCCTTCGTAGCTGGCACCCGTGTACACGAGGTGAAGGACCGGGTAGGTCTCCAACTTGTCCAAGTCGACGTCGGAGGGCGAGCCGAAGCTAAACGTCTGCACAAACGGGTTGGCCGCGACGAATGCCTCGAAACGGTTCACAATGTTGGTGTAGGTTATCATGCGGTCGCCTGTTTACGTTTGAACTCTAAGTCCTTCAAGAATGCGAGGTGGGTGAATACATGACCGACGGTGAGTTTGGTGACGGCTTCGATGCGAAGAATGTCCTCACCCGCGAGAGAGTGGAGGACAGGGTACCACCCCCACTTCTCCCCGAAGTCGTCGCCACCTTCGTCGCCGCTTGAATCAAAGAGGACTGCAAAGTGCTCAGAAGTGCGTTTTTGGTAGTCGAAAAAAAAAGCAACGCCCCCGCCACTTGGTCCGCTGGCATATCGAGAAACGCCTCAGCGTTTTCCTTGGCCGTGTAGGGCTCAATTTCGTAGCGCTTGCCCCACTCCCTTGTCACGGGACGGAACAAGAGCGCCATGACCTTGTGTGCGTTCTTCCAAAAGTCCCCGCAAAGTTGCTCGGCGTCGATCCATTCACCCGCCGTGAACTCATCCCAATTCGGGATGAAGCCGTATCGGGTGCCGTTAAGCTCGAACGTTTCGAGGTGGCGTTGTGTCTCGGCTTTGCGAAGCGTTTGGAGGTGATTGTATGCCTCTTGAATCAAAGCGCGTGGCATTTCCCTCAGTTCGTCCCAGTCAGTGCCCGTCACGGCGCCCACGCACGTCATGGGATCGTCGGACGTCTCAAGCACCTGAAGATGGCGCAAGGTGAGGTCGGCAAAAGTAGCTGGGAGGGATAGCTTCACACTCATAAGACGCGGTTTCGTGGTTTGCTTACGCGCCTAAGGTACAAACCGTTACCCGAGAGCGTACTTACCGAAGTTGGGGTTGGTCTGCGTGTGTGTGATGGCATACCGGCTCGCGTCAATGAAGTGGTTGAAAGCGTCGACCGGTTCGTTGAGTTGACGCCCGTTCTTGTCTTCCTTCCACTTGTAGTTGCGCAGTTCCTTAATGCCGTTTACGCTCCTCGATGTTATGCCCAACGGTCGGGAGCGTAGGAAGTCTAAGCCGGCACGCACCGAGTCCCTTCCCTTTCTTGCCGGGTGGACGTTGAACCCGTGGCCGTGAATCTCATCTATACTTTTTGGTTCGGCGCTGTCAGCTACAATCATCATGCCTCGTCCCACTTCGGCGTCGCGTAAGGTTTGCGAGATGGCTGAATTGGTCAGGCCGGTGGCGTAGCACACCTCGTCCAAGATGAAGCCGTGGCCGTCGGTGTAGACCTTGACAATGGCCGTAGGGTCGTTAGTGTAGCCGAAGTCAAGGCCAATGTTCAGCAACTTGTACTCCGGTGGGATCTGGTCGAATTCCTTCCAATGGGTAAGAATTGTCGCACGGCTAACACCACGCTCACCGAGGCCGTACACTTTCCAGTAGTCCGGGTCGGCCTCTTGTAGGCGTTCAATCTCTTGAACAACGGCTTCCGGCAAATGCGGGTTGTCCTTGTATGTCGTTTGGTAGAAGTCGGCGTCCTCACGCGGAATTACCTCGTCGTAAATCCAATGGAACTCGTCGGAAGGGTTGTAGTCAATCAAGATGCGACCCGTTGTCCGCAGGATGAGTTGCCGCCAGTCCTCAAGGTTAAGCTCGTTGGCCTCGTTGACAAACAGAATGTCACGCTTGCGCCCCCGCACCTTTTGCGGCTGGTCGATGCTAATGAATTCGACGAGGTTGCCAAACAGGATGTATGTGGCCTCGCTTTTGTTGTGGTTCGCGACGTTGTAGATGCCTTCCCGTTCAAGGATGGTGAAGAAGTCCCGCATGACCGACGCACGTATCGCCGGGAAAGTTTTCCGCGCGATTGTGATGACGGCACCCGCATTCTCGTTGTGGTGGCACAACTCAATGAGCGCCGTAAGGATTGAGAACGTCTTGCCGCTACGTGTGCCCCCTTGGTGAACTTGTATTTTGGCTGGCGACTCTTTGACGTGGTAATATGTCGCCGCCTGTCTCAATCTTCGTCGAGCGACTCAAGTTCTCTGACAACTTCTTGAGCCGCTTCCTCGGTGTCGTAGTTGCCCACGATCGAAGCATTGCCTTCCCTGTCTGTGCCAATTACTTGGTACAAGGTGCGCTCCTGTTCCGTGCCGTCCTCCGCAATGTTGCGGACGGTTGTGTTGATTGTGTACTTCATGTCGTTGTTGAGTTTTCGTTTCCAAACCATGACAGCGGCTTCTTCTCAGCCACTTCGATCTCTTGACGCTCGACATAGCCACGCGCCTTGCCTTGGGTCTTCAAATAGAAAATTGTAGCCGTGGTGTTGCCCTCTTGTATTTGTTTGTGCAATTGGCTTTCAGCAAAGTCCAAGGCCACTTCCTTGACGTCTGCTACGGCTTTCTTGAATTCAGGGTCTTCACGCAACCATTGATAGTAGGTTGTGCGCCCCACTCCGACTTGCTTGCACGCTGTCGTCACGATGCCGAGCGATTTGGTTAGGGCATCAATCAGGGCTTTTTTATGCTGTTCAGTTTTGTTCATGAATCAAGCTCAAAATGTGTTGTGTATTCCTTTCGAGGTCTTCCTCGTTGTTGTTGTGTAGGATTGTCGAAGGGTACTTTGCAATGATACGCTCTGTCTTGGTTTTTACCGCCTTCAAGAAACGTTCCGGCTGGTTGCTCCCACGATTCACAAACCGTTGCTGAATGAGGTCGCTGTCGGCGCGGACTACTAAGATGTCGCACTCGTGGTTGTCGAACAGCTTCGGCACAAACAGGCGGTTGCCTTCAAACAATACTACGGCTTCGGGCACCTTTGACAGAAACGACGTGAAGTGCGGAAAGACATTCATGGCGAGTTTGTCCGTGCCGCTGAATGTCGATCCGTCATAGACCCCGAGTATGTAGAGGTTGTCTTCCTTGCTGTGCATTCCTCGAAGGTTCTTGTAACTGAAGGTTCGTAGTTTGCCCTTGAAGTTGTCGAGTACCTTGAGCATGAGGGTGGTCTTCCCGCTTCCGGGCGTGCCACCAATGGCAATTATTCGTTGAGCCATTTCGGGTCGTAGGTTTCGCGTCGGAAGTCCCACAGGACAGACCAATCAACGCCCGTTGGCACGTTGCCCTCCATCTTGTTTATTTCCTTTCGCATTCGTTCAATGTAGTAGCCGACGTACCGCTTGCCGCGGCGGTACTTCTTGTAGGCGCACAGGGTTGTTTCAATGTTCCAAATGTTGCAGTGTGCAATGTCGTAGGTTCCGACGTGTGACTTCAACATTTGAAACTCGTATTGAAGGTAGCCGAGTTGCTTCTTTGTCAACCTTGTTTTCTTCCCATGTGTGTCGAGCTCCATCTTTCCGAGGTGATACACGAGGCCGTTGCGACAACTTTCGGCATTAGCGAGATCAAGGTGTGTTGGCTCGAGATCAAAGCCTGTCAACACGTTTACCATCTCAAGGTAAATGAACATTGTGAAGCGCCCGAAGTTGCGAATGCCGGACAAGTCACGGAAGGCGTTGTCATACGTGTTTTGTCGCGTCGGTTGCTTTAACGCCTCAAAGTATTCTTCTTGCGTCATTCCGTTGAGCAGGTCGCGGTAACTCACGAACGTTTCGACGAACTTGTTTTGGGTCTTGACGCGAAGGCGATCGGTTTGAAACAATGTGCGGTCGCGGTTCGTGTCCCACCACCTTTGAAGTCGACCGACGTCTACATTTTCGTAGTCTGGGAACTCATTGTAGATGTAGTAAACGTTCGTTGCCGAGTAGCACGTACCAAAAAGGAATGCAAGCCAATAGCGTTGTTCGACATTAAGCTCGAAACGATCTGCGACATACCGCAGGGCGTCGTTGCTTGGGTCGATGTCTTTCGCCTTGGACGACTCGACGTGGTATGTCAGGTAATCCACCATACGTTTTGCTCGACGCCTTTCTTCGTAGCGGTCTTTCCCATTTTGGTCATCCCCATTGCTTCGTAAAACGCATTGCCGCGGTCGTTGTCAACATTGCACTTTAGCATCAAGGGGCGCGGGAGGGCTTCAAATAATGCTCGGCCGACGCCCTTGCGTGTCGTCTCATTGTCGACGCCTATCTCATGCAAGATGTAGGCCGTGTACATTTTTGAGTACGAGTAGCGCATGAAGCCACCGCCTTCAATGACAAAGAACTTGCTTTTGTTTGTCCCGTCAAGGTAGTGGTCCCAACTCCAAAAAAGGTTGAACGAACCAATGTGTGCCTTGTGTTGCTTGTGAATCTTCTTAATGAAGTCCGCGTCGGTCGCTGTGGCTTTCCTAATCTGCATACAGGGTGTCCGGTTTAAGTTCTCGTGGATTCAATGTGGGTTCGGCCCTCATGAAAATGTCCCTTGTCGAAGCAAAATAGAGCCCGCCCCGGTATGTTGCCAGCCACAAAGGACGGTTGGCATTGCGGAAGGCGGTCAGCACATTTGACGAGCTTAAAACTAAGCCCGCAAAACTGGCGTTGCGTTCCTTCGTCCACTGCAACATTTCCTCGGGGTCGTCATTGCACAATTCGAGCAGTAGCGCACCGTCGTTGTCGCACGACAAAGTGACGTTGTACGCGGCTTCCATTTCTTCTTTTGTACGCATATCGAGGACACCATTGAATACCAACGCCGTTGACTCGTTTGACAAGGGTTGGTTGTTCTGGTGGTCAAGGTAGTCGCCGCTTGTCGAGTAGCGATTGTGAAAAATGATGCGCGTGGCTTGAGGTATGTCAAGCTCGTCGAGTTCGTGTACCTTCCTGACCTTGATGCCGTCGTCGACGTACGCTAGTCCGAAGCTGTGCAACCCACGAATCTTGCTTTCACGCATGATGCGTTTGAGCAACTCGTAGTGCGCGGCTTGTGGCGCGTCGCACGAAAACCCGACAACCCCACACATTACGTTAGCCGTGTCCCCTTTTGACGCCGCTTGGCAATTTGCGCTTCCTCCTCTCCTGTGCCGCAGTGAATCATGTTCTCACGATAGTACATGACCAGCGACACGCGCGTTGCGTCCTCGTCGATCTTGTGTATTGGTGTGTTGCCGTGCCACTGGTGAACGTCGGTCAAAAGCAAATCGCAATTTTGCATATCAAACGCGACGCCCCACTTGGGCAATACGAAGTAGCCCCCCGTGTACCTACCCTTGCGAAGCACAACGAGGTTGCCAAAACCCTCGGCGAAGTCACCCTTGTCAGTATGTACGGCTGTCTGCCAATTCTTGTTGACCGTCACCGTTGTGAACGCCGTGTTGTGAATTGTGAAGTCACTTGAGGTATTGTCTGCCACGGCCCTTTGTTTGGCGTAGTGATCGGGCATCAGTTTCTCGTACTGGCTGTCTACGAATTTGATGATAGGGTACGCCTTCTTGAACTTGTCGAATTCATTGATGTTGAAGGCCGTTTGCCGACAATATGGGTAACGCGCGTTCCTGTCAAAAAAACCGATGATGCCACTGTTGACGGCTGTGTGTGCGCCAGTAGAGTTTGAAACGGTACCATCCTTCTTCACGCGGTGGTGCGACACTTTGCCTTTGCCGTCTGAAGTGCCTGTGCTGGTGCCTCTGTTGTTCGTTGGCGTGGCGGCCTTCTTGAGGTTTTCATAGGCCGCTTCAGCAATGTTTGATGGTATGACGCGCTTGCGAAACTTCGCAATGCATTGGCCGGTTTCCTCGTCGTACACATCAACGTCGGACGTAAATAGCTTGTTGTAGTCCTTGTCTGTCAACAACGTCCCGGAGAGCTTTTTGGTTTGCTCGTCCGTCAATCGCGGCCGGACTTTATGAACCTTCGCCATAATGCTCGAATCCGTCTTCATACGCTTTCTTGACCACCTCGTAGATGGTGTCGGTCAGATTGTCTGTACCGTGCGGGCCACGCAAAGCCAGTTCCCACTTTTTGAATTCGGGCTCGGTTTCGCTGTTCATGAACAATTGAACCATACGCACCTGAGAGTTTGGCACAAGATCCTCCGGGTAGTCGTATTCGCCTGTGTCCTCGATGTCGCTTTCAAAGTTTGTGTCGTCCCACTTTGGAACGTACAAACCCCAGTCCTTGAGGTCGTCTACTTCCCATTCATTTGCCAACATGTCCCAGTCCCACTCACCAAAACTGACATTGTCCTTGACAACAAATTGACTGTCTTTGGCTTCGTCCCATTCTCGCACGTACACAGGCACTTCTTCGAGGCCGGCGCGTTGTGCCGCTTGTAGACGCATATTGCCGCCAAGCACTACGCCATCTTTGTCGATGACAATAGGCCGAGCTTCGAGCATTTCAGGGAACTCCTTCAGGCTCTTGACGAGCTTGTCAAGTTGATCCTTGCGAATTGCGCGCGGGTTGTTAGGATTCGTCTTCAGATTGGCCGTTTTCGCGTATGTCACGGGCCGTGTTGAGGATGGTTTTAAGGGCATTGTAAAAGTTTTCGTCTGCGGTTGCGAAGTCAATGAGGATTGCCCATGACGTGGAAGTCATGGTGGCGCACTCGAGGTTTGCTGTGTCGTCGTTGTTATTCTTCGACGTGAACAGCACCCAGTCGTCGCATTGATTCAAAAGGCGTTTGGCCTTGCGGAAGGTTAAAGGTTTGTTTGTCATGCGCTACAAAAATCAATGTATCGACGTCGTGTCTCTTTCTCGTATTCCATCAAATGAAACAAAGTGCGTGTGTGGTGCATTGCCGTGGCATGGTCGCGATCCATCACCTCTCCAATTTCTTTAAACGTCCACCCCTGCTCACGTAGGAAGTAGCTGACCATTTTGCGGGCATCGACCAATTGCCGACGGCGTACTGGCCCAACAACGTCAGACCAGTCAATCCCCAGTCGAGCGACGCCTCGCTGAGCCCGATTGAGGGCTTCATCACTTTTCATAAAGTAGCCGCCCTCGTGGGCAAGGTTGCCGACAGCAAGGTAAAACGACTCACTTGGCGGTATTTCGTTTGCTTTCATTTATCAGTTTTTTCAAGGTTTGCACCATTTTGCGGTTGCACGCGCTACAATTTGATGCAGGTTGTGTCGTGCCTAACACGCGATTGTATATGTCTGCGAGGTCGCCATCTGTCAATGACTTGGGATTGCTTTTTACAATGTCAAGAAACTCCTCGACCTCTGCCAATTGTTCGGCCGTAATGACCGCATCCCACTTGCCTAAGGGACACTGGGCCCACTTGAGGCGCGTCTTCGTTGGCATGTGACAGCCGCACAACTTCGAGTCCGTGAATGCCTCGGTGACGAGAGGGCCACAACTTTTGGTAGATGCAACGAAGTGCTCGCACTCACGGCAAATGTTGAGACGGTTAGCCCTTGTTTGTGCGCTGACGATGAACATTGCGGAGTTTTGTTTTGCTTCGGTGGAGCGATTGATACAATGTAGTATGAGGTATGCCCGATTGTCTTGCTACTTCACGTAGGTTGTAGCCGTCAAGGTAAAGCTGAAGCACAGTTCGGTCAAACCAAGCTAAATGACGAGTCAAAATTAGCGCGTTCTCGGCCTCGAAAGGGTCGCGCTGGGGGCTGGGGTTAGCCAACTCTATTTGAGGGGCGTCTAAGTACGTGTAAAGCGATTTGAAAGCCCCTCGCGTTGACTCTGTCCACATGGCTTGTCGGAAGTATGCGTTGTACTTGCCTATTGGCCTTCC